AGTGGAACGATGAGTGTTCAACAAGCATTTGCAAATATGTTCCAACGTATTGCAGATCATTTCTTGGACATGGCAGCACAGATGGCTGCTGCTCAGTTACAGAAAGGGATTTTAAATATATTTGCTAGTTCTTTTGGAGCTCTTGCTGCTGACAGGGCTTTCTCAGGACTTGGCCCTGGATCTGCTTTAAATACTCCTGTTAATTTACCACTGCCTAAAGGGGCAGAAGGAGCTTACTGGTCTGGAGGATTAAAGACATTTGCTTCAGGAGGTATGGCTACAAGACCAACTCTAGGACTTGTAGGAGAAGCTGGAGAAGACGAATACATAATTCCTGCATCAAAGATGGCTGCAAGTATGCAACGCTACTCAGCAGGTGCTAGAGGTGAAGCTGTAATTCCTGGTACTGGTTCCTCTTCTGGTGGAGTTGGAGCAGGAAGCTCTACCACTGTTAATTATTCTGGTCCTATTCTTAACTTTAACTCTGAGGAATTTGTTCCTAAATCTGCTGTAGGACAAATTATTGCAACTGCTACATCTCAAGGGGCTAAAGCTGGAGAATCAAGGACATTAAGAACATTGCAAAACAGCAGGTCTTCTCGTACGAGGATTGGATTATGACTCTTATTGCTCTTACAACTTTTATTCAGGTGTTAGATAAAGATGGTAACGTTCAATCAGATAAACTATTTCAAAATGGCAGAACAGATGGGTCTATTAGTACTAATTTAGGTTCAGGAACATCAAGGTCTTATAAATATTTGTCCTTTTTATATCAAGGTGCTGTTGTTACTAATAACGGAGATAACTTACAGGCATCGTTGATTCTTGCCAATAAGATTTCTGATACATCTTCGGCTAATAAATTATCAATGAATTATGCAATTGAAGCCTTGGAAGAGAAAGAAAGAGTAAATGTTTATGTCTGTAGAATGAATGATGACTTTACTGCTATCCAAGGGGTTCCTATTACTTCTGATAGCTGGCAAGTCAATTCTATGGGATATGATGCTGAAACAATTCAGGTTGTTTTAAGCAGTGGAATTGATGCAGTAGGAGGGAACACAGGGAAATATTTAAGTCGTCAAATGGTAGGAGATTTACCTGTTACAGGAAGAATTGCAAGTAGATGAAGCCTTTAGAAATTATTGGGCTTCCTTATCGTTTAGGTGCTGTTCCTGATATTCATAAAGCAGGTGATTGCTACACAATTACTAGAGATATTTTAAAGAGTTATGGCTTCAATAGCCCTGAACCAACAAGAGAATGGTATAGGCGATTAAGAAGAGGAGATTTTGATGTGTTTGCAGAAGAATTAGAGAAATACTGTTCTGTGGTAACAACAGCTAAGATCGGTGTAATAGCTCTTGTCAAAGCTGAAAAGGGTTATGGATTGGCAAATTACTGGGAGGCAGGTTGGATTTCATTCGTAGAAAAGGAGGCTCGATGGAGCCCTATCGAGGCTTTGGAGGTCGAAAGACTTTACTTCCCTACGAAGTAGAACTGTGTAACACTCTTGGTATCACATCAGAGGAATATTTTGAGTTTGTAGAAAGTGTTGCTGAATATGCAAAGAATAGAAACAAAGGCTATGAATTAATACCTGACATCCAAGCGGGGCCATTACTTGTTTATAACGCAGCAGGAGTAGCAATTGGATTGTCTACTCTTGGCCAAATTGTTCTTGGTGTTGCTCTTAATGTTATTGCCTATTTATTAACACCTAAACCTAAAACCCCCGAAACCCCTCCTTCGTTAACAACTGGAGGAGTTCAAGGTAGAAGCCGTTTCTCTCCTCAGTATGATTTCGATTCTGTTCAAGAATTAGCCGCTCTTGGTACGTTTATTCCTCTTGTCTATTCAAGGACAGGTGTTCGTGTTAATAGTCAGTTACTTTGGTCTCAAATAAAAACATTATCTCTAGGAGAGATTTTATCTGTTGTTACTTTATTCTCTCATGGTGAAATAGGAGAAAAACCTGCATATAGCACGTTCGCAATAGGTGATAGTTTATTAGATAATTTTAGTAATAGAAAAGTAGCTCTATATTTTACAGAAGGAGCTTCTAGGTCAAATAGAATAAACAACTCTCATCGATATTCTGAAACGATAGCTCCAGATACAACAACATTGCCAAATAGAGGAGGTAGAGAATATGACACTGGTGATCCTTTTTCAGTAAAACTTGAAACGGGAGCTTCTTCCATTGAATTTACTGAGGCAACTAGTGGTGTTAAAACTTCATTTACGCAAACAAGATTTGGACTCCATGCTCCTATGCCTAATGGCAATGCTTTTAGAGTTCCTTGGGAGATAGTTTTATTTCCTTTAGATGGAGATGATGATATTAAGAATAAAGAATCTCCACATAAAATAAGAAAAATTCTTACTAAGTATCCTAGATATTGTGCTTTTATTCCTACTACAACTTTCCCTCAAAATACGTTATGTATAGCAGAAGAAAATCAAGAATTGACATATAGAATTTTTGGCACAGCCAACGAGCAAGCATTTATTGAACAGCCCCTAACCCATGAAGGCACGAGGTTGTTTGGAGATAGTTCTTTCTTTACTAGTAGAGGACTTGAGTTATTTGTTACAGGTGATAGTAGAGATCATGATAAATGTGCTCCTTGGGGATCAGAAGATTGTAAAGCTGCTGTTGATTCAGTTAGGAATAATGCTGATGACAATATTACTGCGGGGCAACAATACATGCTGGGAACAGCTTTGGTCACTTGTACCTATGACCAAGGGACAATATGGAGTCCTGATAGTAATTCTGCTAAGGATTACAAATTTACAGTAGATGAAAGAGGAGTAGTTCAGGCACAAAAATATGACGATATTAAGGCTCCTTATGAAACATTAAATCTTCATAGAGTGGCTTTAGGAATAATGTCTAACACTAAAAATTGTGACATTACAGAAATAGGGATAAAGAGTAAGGTTTTTAGACGTATTAATGGGTTTCCAAATTTAAATGCTGTACCTTCTGCTCATGTAATTTTAGATACAGAAGACAGAAATGGATCTATAAGTGTAGGTGCTATGGCTAAATATGTCGTCAGATATAGTTTCTTTTTATTTCAAGCAAGAGTTCAGGGAGTTGATTCTCCTTTTAAAACAGTATGCGATAAAATTCTCTGTATAAAAGGCGATTCTCCTGTTGAAAAATATAATACTATAACAGTAAAACATACTGCTGATGATAACTTATATGAATATAGATTTTTGCCTGTACCAGGCAATGCTGTCCTAAGAGAATCTATTGTGATTAATGATGTATATGCTAGAAATAAATTTTACGTTTTAAATCATTCTTCACCTGTTTGGATTAATAGATTTAGGTCATTTCCTAATCAAGGTGGAACGTTTATGGATATCATTATCCATGCAGAAGAGACAACAATTCCTTCTTCCAATAAATATCATGAAGGTGATGGTGTTACAAACAACCCAGAATGGTTTAGGTATAATGACAATCCATTACAGGCAGCTCCAAGAGGAATAACCAGGTTACAAAGATTATCAAATAATCATACAGATCCTACAACAATTGGTGCAACTTGGAGTGTTGAAGTCTTTAACGATGGCGTGGCTGCCAGTAATATCCTTGATCCTAATAGAGGTTTGGCTGCGGTTTATATCAGAACAGCAAATTCGGGATGGAGATTGCATATTTGGGCTGCCATGTTAAATGAGGTGCCTGCTAGTCAGTCAGCTTCAAATAAAAGTCAACTTGAGACCCAAATAGAAAAGATGGGAAAAGATGGTGTTATGCGTAGGATAACAGTTGGTGCACAAGGAACAGGGGCAAGTGATACAGGAACCCGTTCAAATGGAGATCAATTCTGGCAACATCGTATAACAGTTGAAAAGCAAGATAGTTTGCCTACTCATACTTTACTTACAAGCACTGTAGATGTGGAGGGTGGTAATGGTACTGGAGCAACAGCAACAGTATTTAGATATGCTGGTTATAGTTTTAGGAGGTGGCAAATAGAAAATGGAGGGACTAATTATAATGTTGGCGATAGAGTTACAATTGATGGAAACACAGTCACAGTAACGGAAGTCGATACTACTACCACAGGAAATACAACAACAATAGAAAGCAGATTAACGGACTTAGATACAAATTCTAGCAGGAGCATGAGGCTTCAAAAACCTTATTTCCTAGAAGAAAGTTATAACCCAAATAACAAGATTGCTGATTATTTCCTTTATGAAGCGGAAGAATCTAGTCATGAATCTTCTCCAGAACATGAGATTGTTTTTATGAATGAAATAACGTTACCTCCAAGTCCTAATGCAGGAGTTGAATATCCAAAGTTAGCAATGGCTGGTTTAAGGATAAATAGCTCTAAAGAGTTTGAAGCCTTTTCACAATTGTCTGCCATTATTGAAAAGGGAGTAAAAGTTAATTTATTAAGCAGTAATAGTTCTCCTTATACAGAGATTGCTAGTGATGGAACGAAAGATAGTACAAATAACTTCCCTGAAATTGCCTATGACTTAATGACAAATAGTGATTATGGAGCAGCAGAGCATATTGGATCATTAGGGGTGAGTAGATCTAATATGCAAAAAGCTTCCAGATTTTGCAAACAAAATAACTTAAATTGGGACGGTATTGTTGATAGAAGGTTTAATTTAAGAGACTTTATCTTTGAACATGCAGGTTATAATTTCTTACATTTTAATATTTTAGGTGGACAGTTTAGTTTATCCCCTGCTCTTCCTTATAAAAATGACTTTACTATAGATTTTGATGCTGTTATGGGTTCTAATTCTTTACCTGTTAAAGCACTATTTACAGATGGAAATATAAAAGATCTTGAAGTTTCTTTCTTGCCACCAGAAGAAAGGCAGATGTTTAAAGCCGTAATTACTTATCGAAAACCCTATAGACGTAAAGACGGAAAGATTGTAAATAATTTTGTAGAAAATGACACTATGGTTATTGCTTATATTGATAGTGGTACAAATCTTGAACAATTACCAGAAGAAGTTTTTGATTTTAGTAATTGGTGCGTTTCTTCATCGCACGTAATGCTTTTTGCGGCGATAGCTTTATCAACAAGGAAACTTGTAGATCATGCTGTTAAGTTTCAAACATCACCTACTTCTGTCTTGGGGTTAGCCCCTGGAGATTATATTCGATTAATATCTGAAGCTACGCATACAAGTAGGTTTGATAATGGTTTGATTACTCAAGAAGGTGAAGTTGTTTCCAGAGAACCTTTGTCTGGTAGTAAACAAATTTATTATTGGGAACCTGGATCAACAAACGGGGTTCGTGAAACGACCATACAAATTACTAATGGAAAGGTAGCGAACGGGCCAACTGATGTCCTTTTTACTATTAAGACTTCTTCTACAACTGATCGTATTTACAAAGTTGAGTCAATGACTTATGGGGAGGAAGGATTCGTAGAGGTGACAGGAACACATGTTCCTCTTACAAGCGATAATAAATTAGCTATTCTGCATAAAGTTGACCCTAGTAAGAGCACTTACGGGGATGTCTTTGAGGTTATGGATTAATGGCTTCTAATCAACCTTTTCCTTCTCTCAAGCCAAGTTCTAGGGTCTATAACCCTGGTACATATCCTCAAAATATTTTTGAGGCGCAAAATGGTGCTAAGACGATTATTCGATACAGCCAAAGAAGAGTTAATGCAACTTTGACTTTAGGATTTTCAAATATTACAGATGCTCAGGCAGGTTTAATTATTCAAAATTACGATGATGTTAATGCCGATTGGAGTTGGGTTCAGTTCACTACGGAGACTGGAGCAGCAGGAATAGACGGGACAGGATCAGGTAATTTATTGGAAAAAGAGATTGTTGGAGCGACTCTCACAGGAGGAGATGGGACAACGAGAAAGGGCTTGAAATGGAGATATTCAAAGCCTCCAACGGTCACAAGTGTCTTTCCAGGAAGATGTAATGTTAGTTGTAGTTTTGTTGCTTGCCTAGATGCACCTTAGAATAAATGTAATGTTCAGTTTTTAGGATCGTGGGTTTTTATTCAGGCAGAGATGGAGAACTATGGATCACCGAATCTGGTGGTTCTGCAACTAAAGCTGCAAAGGTTCAGTCATGGTCTTTCTCTAGCTCAATGGCGGTATTGGAAACGACCTCATTAGGCGATACAGATAT